ATTATTGTAGAATCAATGGGAGGCTCTGGAGACAATGATTTTGAAAAGGAAGAAAAAATCATTAAAAATATTTCTAAACAAGTTTTTATCGATAAAGAACATGAATAATTACATAAAATATCACCTTTTTATTACCATAATGCCTGTATTATAGGTTATAGTTTGAACTTTGATGACACTTTTGTAATACAATCCAACTGATATTGAGCACGACACCAATTAATATACTCAAAATGGTTACCATGAACTTGATAATCATATGAATTTATCCGCATATTTAATTTTTCCATAGCTTCTTTTTTTAATTTATCCTTTTTTATTTGTCTTGACGAATTATTCCCCATTTTATTATTTGTTTTCATTATTTAAATTAATAAAATTATAATTCAATTTTTATTTAAAAAAAATTGAATTATAACCTACTTAAATATATATACACATATCAAAATATTACTACATTCACCTCAAAATGGACATCTTTATTATTATTATTTCCTTTCTCTCGAAACTAGAAAAAAACCCTTATAAAATTGCCGAGATTTCTCCTATACTTGATCATGAGAATAATTTTAATGACACATTTGATATTGAGACTGGATTATATTATCATTCACATAGAATTAATAAGTATAGTATAATACACTACCCCGAAGAGGAAGAATATAACATATAACAACTATTTCATCGGCTCTCATTATGGTTTATATTTTTTATACTAGATAACTAAGATAACTTAACACTATAAATGAGGAGCAGCAATCAGCAAATACAGTTATACCATTATATTAATACAAGAAGACTACAGTTATACCATTATATTAATACAAGAGCAGCAGTCAGCAATACACCTTCTGTTTATAATACGCAAGAAAAAATACTTCCTTATTGGAAGACCTTTTTTAAATGAATTAATTTCTTTTTATTTTTATAATTAATTACTAATTACTAACTACTAATTACTAATTACTAACTACTAATTACTAATTACTAACTACTAATTACATATCGTATTCATCCTCGGACTCCTCGTCATTAGAATTGTTGAAGTCGATCTTGTTTGTGGACTCGTTCCACTTGCCAACCATGATTTGTTCGCCATTCTTGACATACTCTTCGTAGTCATAAACGATACCGCTCTTTTTCGACTTGAGGTACTTTTTGCCTTCAATTTCAATTTTCTTGACAACATCAGGCTCTTCATCTTCAGAAGAAGCAATAGGAGCAGCAGCAGGGTTCTTAGAGGTTTCCTTCTCCTTCTTGAGAGTGGCTTTCTTGGACTCCTTCTCTTCCTCATCAGCCTTTTTCTTGGCAGCACGTGCTTCCTCATCAGCCTTTTTCTTGGCAACCCGTGCTTCCTCATCAGCCTTTTTCTTGGCAGCACGTGCTTCCTCATCGGCCTGTTTCTTGGCAGCACGTGCTTCCTCATCGGCCTTCTTTTTGACTTCCTTCTCAAGCTTCTCAGCAAGACGTTTTGCTTCCTTTTCCTGCTGAACGAGTGCTTTCTCGGCTTCCTTAGTTAGTCGTTCGGCTTCCTTTTCCTCCTCAGACTTTCCTTTTTTCTTACTAATGGCGGACTTTGAGTTATCATCAGCATCAACATCAGTATCAGTGTCAGCATTAACATCAGCATTAACATCAGCATTAGCATCAGCTACCAGAGCCGCAAATAGATCTTCTTCATCTCCATCAATTTCAATCACCTTCTTAACCTTCTTAGGGCGACCCTTGCTTCCCTTTGCCGCCTTTTCTACAACTTTGCTGGCAGGTCTTCCGCGCTTGGAGCCTCCTTCTGGAACTATGAAATGTTCTTCATTTATATTTATATTGAATTTGGCGGCTTCCTCAACCGCTTGTTCTTGAGTAATTTTATACTTCTTCATTACCTTGGTATATGACACTGGTTTCCGGCCCTTTGGATCAATGTATTCAAATATACCCACTGCTTGGCGCATCTCAATGGTACCATACTCGGGAATACCTTCTCTATCTTTGTCTGCTTGAGCTTGACATTGTTTACAGAAAACAGAATTCTCTCTCACTACTCTGGTTTGGCATTGAGTATACAGACCATTGTTGTGACGCAGACCAGAACAACAATTCACATTCAATTCACCGCTGTACGGCAACGGAAAACACGGCTTTGGCGACACAAACTTTTCTTTCTTTGACTTACCTGAAAACTCGTTTCGACGACCATGAACCAATCTCACATTATCTAGTCCTAGCAAACGAACCGCTTCATCACCATCAAAATGGTATTGCTCTGCACACAACTTTATCGCACGTTCTGCTAAATCCTTTGACACATTCAACAACTGACGATTCAACGACTCGCTTACGAAAACACTCAACTCGAAATTCATTCTTTGATAGATATTTAATCACTTATATACTTTTCACTTTTAACATTTTAGTATTTCAATTTTTTTTTTTTTACATTTATTTTTACATTCACTTAAAATATATATTTATTGGGGAGGCGCACCTCCCCTAAGACCCCACGCTCAACTATATTTGAGTGTCAAACTCAATTATATATTTAATGTTTATACTTGATGTTTATACTTTATGTCGTATAAAGCTACGCACACACTACATCATATTTGACATCAATTGTGCAGGGTTTTCAATAAATATGAAATCACCTCTTACTATTATAATTTTTAAGTTTTATAAAATGCCTTGCTAATAAATAATTGATATCAGGTAATATTTATTACATGATATTAGTTAAAATATTATTATCAAAATTTACTGGCTCATGTTGAAACCTTTATCGTTGTGTTCTTTAATCGTTATGATAATGAAGAGTGAGCGAATACCGTCCCGAAAACGGAAACATCGTGTTTTTTAACATATTGTCATTATGCCTTACTCCGTTTTATGGTCTTTTTTTTAACGAACTTTTTTCGTTTTATATTACGCGTTTTATGTTTTCCACCACCTGAACGTTTCATTAAAAATGAAAAATCTATACCTGATATGTCTGGTACTAAATACGGTTTCTTCATTGCCATATAACTTGTTTCTGGTCCATTATTAGGACAAATAGTTATATTGTCTATACTATTTTCCGTAAATCCATAATTTTTACTATAAATACTTGTTAGAACATTTTTATTATTTTCATCATGTGTATCAACAAATAAATATAGATCTGATTTTTTTATATTTTGAACTGTCAATTGTTCCATAAAATAAAATAATGCTCCAATTGGAGATACAGTTGTTTTAACTCCTGATGGTCCTAATATTCTACACACATCATTTATCCATACATACGCATTTGATAGCAATTGTTTTTTATTTCCAGAACACCAATCATATATTTGTAATGTTCCCGAGGCTGTTTCGTCACTTCCTACTTGATTTACGATAACATATGCACTTACTGAACCGGTGTCTAAATAATCACTAATAACTTCTTCATTTATGTCTAAACATACCTTATCTTTTTGCATTCTATTACCAAATTTTGTAATTACTTCACTTCTTTCTGGTTCAATAAGGGTTGGTAAATATAATAAATATTCATAGTCTAAATTTACAAACTGAAATTCACCTGTAAACTTGTGTCTTCCTGTATTATTTTTAAACTTATAAGCCATATAAAGTAAATGTAGAAAAAAATGCCCTCATTCAGAGACTATTTATAATTGCTGTTATTTTTATTTTTATATTTTATATTTTAAGCATACCACCTACAAGTATCCCAGGCACCATCATTTGGTTTAATAACAATATCATGTATTTTAGCAGCTAGTTCGATAATGCTATTAATATTTGTAATTTTTTTTGCCGCAATATCCTTAATAAATCTTCTATAAATCTGGTCTTCTATAATATGAATTCTCTCAATGTCGTCTGTTTTATTATATTCTTCTAATGATTCAAACATTTCTTGATACGATGATTTATCTTCATCGATAAATATAGTTTTTTCTCTATTTATCTCCCATATTACAAGATCTTCTTGAGGATATTCATAGATGTCATCTTCATTTCCTTCGTCATAACTATTTTTTATATCATTAGAAATCCTTGCACAAGGATTACATACATAACATTCGTCGGTAATCTCAAATGGAATACATCCACAAGTTAGACATCCGCCATTCTCATCCCAAATACAGTTATTACTATTACTATTTGAATCCATTTCAAGTTAAATCTGTCTTAATAACTTTCGTTGGTTTTTTAAAGCATTTCAATTTTAAATTAAAATTAAAATTAAAATATAAATTACCTAAATTATGCTTAATGTAACATGAAATGTATATAAAATTATATCATTTTTTTGGTCAAATTTACACCTTTTTGTGTAAAATGTAGAAAATATAAAATTTAAGTAATTCAATTAAAATGATTTATATTAAAAAAATTGAAATGCTTTTTGTAAAATAGAGAATGGTATACAATTAATCTGTTTATCAAGTTTTAAATCGAATTTAGAAATGCCAAGTGTTATTAAAAGTCTTTTCATCGGCGTAATTGATGCCAATTTTGACGCTGAATATATTGTGAATGCGTTCTATTGTCTAGACATTGCCACCATTAGTAGAGTTACTCTCATTCCTTTCTATAGAAAAAAAGAAAAATTTCAGAGAGCCTATATTGATGTCCTGGAGTGGCATCCTACTGAATCGGCATACAATTTCATCGCGCGTCTTAAAGATACCGGCCGTGAAGCTAGAATTGTCCATAATCAGGATGATTGGTGGGTAGTAGAAGTGAACAAAAACCCAATGATTACCTCCAACAAAAGGACGGCAAAATTCACAACTATTAACTACCTTGCTATCGAAGACACAAAGGAATTCGTGGTATTACCTTGGATACTTTCAAGTGTTTATGCTCACTGACGAATGGAAAAATCACAATGTTGTTACTCTCTCTCTTGAACAAAAAAGGTAAGTCTTTTATATTTGTAATGGTAGACAATAAGAATCTCTATGTATATTTGCTTTTATAAATTTAATTAAAAAGGTTTCTTTTTTCTGTAAAGTTATATAAAATAAAATTTTAGTAAACTAATATCAATTCATAAACTTTAAAATACTTTTATATAATAAAAATTTATTCTGACTTCTTGAATGCTTTTACCATTCACTTTTAAGTATTTTAATTTTTTATTTACCAACGTAATATATTAACAAATAAAATATTTATATAGTATATGGCAGCCCCAACCAATTTTATTGCGCCCGCGGGAGATTTAAATACTATTTTTGCACCAATTAATCAAGTTGATTATGGTACTTTAGCTATAGATAACAATGCCACTGTAGGGGAAAACTGGGTATCAGTTAGTAACATGTCATCTGTCTCGCCATTTAACAATATAGGAATAGAAAACGACGGTAGATCCTTTAGGGTTCATAGACCCGGTCTATATAGATTATGTATCAATCTTAATTTTGGAGACGCCCAAGATGCGACAAAACAGACTGTTGTATTTATACTTAGTAGTTTGTCGAGTGCCCCATCAGGCAGTGATCCAAAAACAAATTATTCTTTTACACCGAGACCAAATTTGTCAGAAATTTATGCTATAAATTGCTCGGGAGCTAGTTCGAATATTGATTCTGGATATTTTCAGAATTCATTAAACAGACCTGAACTACTGAATGGAAATTGTTTTGGGTTAAATTATTACAGTAATAATAATAATCTTAATCAAAGACCGTATTTTTTCACATTTATACTCCAAAATGATGCGGCGAATGAAATATCAGCAAGCAATTTTTATACATTAGATATAACATTTAAAACACCAGATAATTTATCAAGTGATAATCAATACAAAATATTTCCATATATTAGATGCGCCGATGATTCAGATTCTAACCCTTTTGTTACGTTGCAAAATGCAAAATGGTTATTTACAAAATTAAGTGAGTGAAAATGAAAAATAATTTGTATAGAGACTTTACTATTTTGATTTATAAAATATATTTGTTCCCCATACACCCCATTATGTCGACACGATATTTATAATGAAGGTAATGATATTAATTCAATGTGCGTATCATTTGCTTATGGGTAAATACAAAAATGCTTAATAGGATTTTCATCACTAAATATTTCAATATAAAAAATAAAAATAATAAGGAACAAGTAAAAAGAATATAAATAAACAGTTTTCCAATTAAGGTATAAGATGGTGTTCATTGCGAGACTAACGTTTCATTTTTTATTTTTAATTTTAAATAAAAATTGAAATACTTTTGTAAAAGAACTACAACAACAATTTAAGTATACACAACTTCTTCTAAGAAGATTTCGCATAATATTATATTTTAAGAAAATGATGTTATTAATGAAATTGTTAACTATTATTTGTTTTGCTAATGCAAGCAATGTATTATACGAAAGTAACTTTCTAATGAATAATGAAAATTGGCAAATTACAGGGAATAAAAAAATTGAACCAGCTGCCCATCAGAGCTATAATATTGATAGAGAAATTTCACATTATATTATGTTTAAAGATAATCTAATTAACATTGATCTTGAAGATAAACATGCACCCGATATGTCACTGTGGTATTTTGCATCACCAGAAATAACTATAAATCCGTTGCAAAAATCTGGCACTACAACAAGTAAAAATTTTAAACCTAAATACCCTAATGTATTGACATTTACACTTACAAGTTTTGTGGGTGATTTCTTGGATTTGAATGAAGACACTAACTTAGTAAAAATAAAAAATGGTGATAGATGTTTCTTATTTGAAGCATCTGTTTATGATGGTAAAACAAAGACATTTAACGTTCCATTTAATAATCAATTCTGGAGAAAAGACTTTTCAGATTTTCCAGTAACTTATGAAGAAATGAGAGAAATGTTTATAGGGCCATTTACTATTGAGATTTTAGGTGATTGGACAAGAGGATATGAAGTTATTGGATTAGATAATATAATAATTTATTCTTAAACAGTATACCTAGCAAAACATAGTTATTACTTATATATTTTATAAGTATGTTTCAAAAATGAATGGAAAAAATTTTTAGTAATTTATATTTTTTCTATCTATCTATCTATCTATCTATCTATCTATCTATCTATCTATCTATTTAATTATCTTCGGGCAAATAACCCTCGTCATACTTACAATTATAATAGTTAGATTTCATCTTAAACCGTCTATAAACTAGCTTACCCTTTTCAAA